CCACCTGTTTTAGACTTTTCTCCCCTGCCTATACTTAAATTTACTTGTTTACGTTTTTTTCTCATTTGCCCACTTTTGCTTGTGCCTTTTTATGGGCTTGGGTAAAAGTATCTCCTGCTCTCATTCTCCTTTTCATAAACTCCATATGCTTCGCACTATGATGCTCAGAGTGCTTAGATAATAAAGTTTTTTGGCGAGGAGTAAGTTTCACTTCTTTTTCTTTTTTTTCTTAGAACGTAACTTTTTAAAATCAGCAGACGTAATCTTATCTCTAGGAGGAGCAACCTCAGCTAATTTACGCTGTTTACCTGAATAAGAACTTTTTGGCATTACAAGTCGTTACCACTTATATCGCCAGAAGTTTGGAAACTTACACTTACAGTTTCAAGATCTGCTGTTTGAGCACTTAGGGTTGTTCCTGTAATAATTCCACTAAAAGTTACCTTATTAGAACCATTAAGAAATAACTCAAATGAAGCATTTGCTGGATCATCTGCCTGTAAAACATCTCTTAATATTTCACCTGTCGGATCAGTCGCAGTAGCAGCAGTGTAAAGAAAATCAACAGTTCCAGATCCAGAAATTAAACCGCCTACATATTTTCTAGAATTATCACCATGAGCAGTACATTCTAGGGTATCTTTTGTTATATCAAGAGACCAACCTGTGGTTGAAATAACTGTTCCGAGTTCTCCTGAAGTTCCATCTTTAGAAAATTTAACAGAACCCTCCTCTCCACGAAAAAATGCCATGATTCTAAGAAAAAAAGTATATATATGACTATCTTACCGTGAAACTAGGTTTTTTACAGCTACTTTTTCTTCTTTTTACGTCTATGTTGATAAGTTATCTTCTTACTACTTGTCTTTTCACGCTTAAATCTTGCTTTTTCTGCTGGTGACATTTCTTTTGTTGTCTTAGGTGTCTTACTTGAGACACGTTTACTGGGTCTACAGGCTGGATAACCTCTTTTTTCACCTTTTTGACGACCACAAGGCTTGCCAGTTTTGACATCTACCCAGTTTTCTTTGAACCAGCGTTTAAGACCACTATGTCTTGCCACGTTTTTTCCTCGTAGTCTTCTTTTTACTCTTACTATAACCAGAAGCAGTCCTTTTTTTGCCGTCTGGCCCCTTTACATCACCTTTACATACTTTTACAGCATAAGCATTAGCGTAAGCAGAAGGGTAGACCTTGAACTTACGCTTTGCTGCTGCTTTACCTCTGGCACATAGTTTGCTCATTATTTACCGCCACAACTGCATCTTTTCTTCCCGCCCTTCTTTTTCTTCTTCTTTTTCTTAGTCGTAGAATGATACATAAGTAGAAAAGTAACTTTTAATATATTCTAAACGAAGTCTGACCTAATGTCTCTGGTTTTGCAAGGTTAAATTGCTGTAGACAAAGATAACCAAAAGCATCAAATGCGTGATCTACACCCAAATTTTTATTAGGTAACCCTGTATTTGGTGCATATGTCAAAGTTCTAAGTGCTTTTATTAATTCTTTACATCTTGGATGAATAAAAGTTCTCTGATCTCCATTGGCATCAAGCAACGCAGTATTAACAGCAGTGATCTTATCTCTTATCTTCCAGGGACTTTTAGGACTTAAAACAGTAAAACCAGATCTTCTTAAAATCGTATGATCTGTAACACCCACCCCACTAGTCTTTCTTGCACTACCAGTAGGGTCAGGACAGGCAATAATTCTTCTATCTACCCCATACCGTCTTATAACTTCTTCAGCAAAGTCCCATGTGGTAGCACCTCCTGTCAGCATGATCTCGTCAAAAACATATAAATTGTTATCATGCTTATACGCACAGATTCCTGCCATCGGATCTACGTTAAAGTCCAAACCCAATAACAATGGCAGCATATGTAAGTCTTCCACTTTCTTATCAATATTGTCATCACTGAAGCTAACAGCAACCAAACCAGTAAGATTTTCAAAACTAGCCTCAAATTCCTGTCTAAATGTTCTCGCATCCAACTGACTTCTGGCAGCTTCAACTTCCTCTGGTGCAACATTACCCCCCTCAATCGTAGTAAAACTCCATCTTTTCCAATCATCCCATTCCTGTTCACCACAAAAGCACCACATATCATAAAACCAACTTGCAGTACCATCAGGTGTACTAATAAACAAAGCCCAACCCTGTTTATCCGCTAGAGCAGGTCTAATTACTTCTGCCCATACATCTCGATCCATAAACGCTGCTTCATCCAATACAACCCCTGCTAGGCTTCTTCCTCTCAATGCCATCGCATTCTCTGTACCCTTTAACTCAATAGTTGATCCATTAATCAACTCCAACCTCAAATCTGTCTCGTTCTTACTCTGAACCCACACCTTCGGCACTAATCTCTTCAACTCCTTCCATGCAATATCCTTTGCCATCCTATATGTAGGAGCACAATAGAAATACACCTCTCCAGGTCTCTTAATAGCACCCCTTAACAACTCAATACAACTCAAATAACTCTTTCCAAATCTTCTTCCTGCAACTAATACCCGAAATCTTTTATCACAATTAAATACCTCCCCTTGTGCGTATCTTAAACTGATTTCTGGTCCATTTCTTACCGCCATACACTTAAAAATAACAGAAATTTCAATCTATACCCCCTATTTATAGCCTATTTCCCCATTTTTAGGTTATAGTTCGATTATTAACACCTCTCAGATTAAGTCCGTGGCTTCTTCTACCTTTCCCAACGATATAACACCCCCAATAGCTCAAACTAAAAAACGTGGTAGACCTAGATTTGTA